GGTGGATGAAAGCTACGGTGAGACCATGCAGGAGCTACTACTTAGTGAGCGTGTGATATGGCAGTCAGGCCAACAAACCCTACCTGTTAAGGTCAACACTAAGACATTGAACAAGCAGAAAAACATCAACAATAAGACCATCAATTACAGCATTGAGATTGAATTGGCTTATGACACCATCCATAGCATAGTGTAATGAAGAGAGCTGTCAAGGTATTTATTGAGGGGCAGGAGCTTGACCTCTTTGATGATGAGCAGATACAAGTATCTTCCAGTGTGCAGAATGTGTATGATATCAGCAAGAGCAACACCGATATCTCACAGTCATTCACCGTACCTGGTGAGCCCTACACAACAACCGTATCTTCCAACACTTCTTATGAGACGGATGTGGATAGCACCATTGACCACAACCTACGGAGGGATGGGTTTATTGAGATTGATCTAACTACGTTTCAAAAAGGGTAGGATACAACTTGACAAGGCCAATGTTGAGAAGGGTGTGATAAAGAGCTATACCATTACATTCTACGGTAAGCTCGTGAGTCTCAAAGACTTGTTCGGTGATGACAAGCTACAAGACTTGGACCACTCAGGTATCAGCCATGCTGTTCACTTGGGCAGAGGTCTATGGGCGTATCACTGGTACTATCACATCCGATGTTGACTATCCACTCATCAGCTCCAACAGATTGTGGGAGTACAATGGCAATGCTCTGCATTCATTCCACCGAATTGGTTAACAGCTACGGCAACCAACAACAACATCACCACAGCAGGGGAAGCATCAACGTACTGACTGAGTTATTTCCTGCTGTGAATTTGAATGCCATTATGAACATGATTGCCACTAAATACGGCATCAATTTCAACAGCAGTTTTTTCAGCAGTGAGCAATGGAGGGCGAACCTTCCTATGGTACAAGAATAAGGATTCTATGAAGCTCAGTACCTTGGCTAATTACATTGACTTCAACGCATTGATTAACAACGTAACGCTTGAGATTGACACATCACAGTATGTTAATCTTAGCACCAATACAATTACACCAACCTATCAACCTGTGGTTTGCTGTTAGCAGTGCTCACTATATTAGCATTGACGTTACAAGTGTGAGCTCTACGGCTGTGACCTATTACATAGATAGATATATCAATGGAGTTTATTCCAACAACCATCACAGGGATTGGTGGTAATTTACAAGGCAATTCAGGATATTCATTGGTATATGTGCATCCGAATGTAGCAGGATTGAATGACGCAGTGCAGTTTAAGGTGCGTGCAGATAGTGCACTTACCATCAATACACAGGTTAAATATATCTTCACAAGCTCGGTCAATAGTTACAGTGAGTACTCCTGTGTAGCTCAAAACTTAGTGCAATATATCAACCTTGAAACCTGTGCACCTGACATCAAGATAGCTGATTTTTTCAGTGGTATTCTAAAACAGTTCAACATGGTAGTGGAGAACTTAGATGATACTGAATACCTCATTGAACCACTACTCACATGGTATGCCAATGGCAATGTGTATGACATCACCACAGCTACTGACTTTGACTCGGTAGAGATAAGCAAGGTGCCACTGTACAGGAGGATATCCTTCAAGTATCAACCAAGTGAAAGTACTATGAATAAGTACTACCTCCAACAGTGGCAGAAAGAGTACGGAGATACGGAGCAGAATTATTCCTATGATGGTGGTGAGTACAATATCCAGGTGCCGTTTGAGAATTTGATGTTCAACCAATATGATCATGCAGGTGCGAGCAACAGGTTTGCAGGTAGGATTCTCACTCAACAATGCACTTGCTCCGTATGTACCCAAGCCATGTATTCTGTACCGGTATGGAGTGGTAACAGGATTGCCTCATAACATACGGTTCAAGGATGGAACAGGTAACACTGCTGTGACCAATGAGTATGTGATGTATGGCCAAGACTACACCAATAGTGTTACGGGTATTGATTACTCATTGAATTTCTCACCTGAGACAAGTACCTACCACAGATATGCCATACAGCAGGGCTTGTTTGCTACCTATTATTTCCAATATCTGTACAAACCTGTACAACCTAAAGAATAGGATTACCACGGTCAAGACAGTACTATCCCTATAGCATCCTATCTAAGATACGGTTGAATGACAGGGTAGTGATACGAGACAAGAGATATATCATCAATGATATGCAAACCAACCTAACAACAGGACGAGGCTACGTTGAGGTCGCTTTCAATGACTTCATGCCTGTTGGTCCTGATAATGTACCACCCGGACCCAACACCAGAAGAATGATAGTACAGAACATAGTAAAGATGTTGAGCCTAACCGAGCACTATGCCAAGAGTGAGCTCATTGAATTAGCCAAAGGTAAGTACCAACTTGAGACCACTGCCAAGAGGGTGTACAAACAAGCAATGCGTGAGTTATATATGAAGAGACATGGCAGAAACAAGGGTAGTTAATTTAGAGGTCAAGGATAACACCAAGAGCCTCAAGGCACAGCTCAAGGAGGCACAGATGGAAGTGCAAGCCTTGGCTGATAAGTATGGTGCTACATCCAAGGAGGCAGTAGCAGGCAGCCAAGAGAGCTAGCAGACCTTAAAGATAGGATTGGTGATGCTAAGGCCTTGACTGATGCCTTCAACCCAGATGCTAAGTTTAAGGCATTGAGTGCTTCACTTAATGGTGTGGCAGGTGGTTTCTCTGCTGTTACCGGGGCCATGGGATTGCTCGGTGCAGAGAGTGAGGATGTACAACGTCTCATGCTCAAGGTGCAGAGTGCCATGGCTTTGTCTCAAGGACTTCAAGCCTCGGTGAATCAAGGGATGCCTTCAAGCAGTTAGGTGCTGTGGCTAAGAATGCACTCCAAGGTATTAAGAATGGAATTGCCGCCACAGGTATTGGTGTTTTGTTGGTGGCCTTGGGTACTATTGTAGCCTATTGGGATGATATTAAGGCCGCTTGTTTCAGGGGTCAGTGAGGACCAAAAGAAGTACAATGTCTGCCGTGGCTGAAGATGTCAAGGCACAGAAGGCTAAGATGGATACCATGGACAAACAGGATAACATCCTGAAGCTCCAAGGTAAGACTGAAAAGCAGATAACAGAATTGAAGATAAAGCAGATTGATGCAACGATCACTGCAACCGAGGCACAGCTCAAAGGACAGAAGGCCACCCTCAAGGCACAGGTAGAAGCGGAGGAACGTAACTACAACATCCTTAAGACTGTTGTCAGGATAGGATTGGAGATGGGTACCACTACCCTAAGACTATTGGCATTGCCGATTGATGCTCGCCATTGGTGCTCGCTAACATGGTGAGTGAGGCCCTTGGGTATGGTAAGATTACAGCCTTCAGTATCAACGATGAGATAAGCAAGATGAATAAATTTGTGGCTGAGGGATTGACTTCGTTTGTGTTTGACCCTGCCAAGGTCAAGGCCGATAGTGAGAGCAAGCATCAAGGAAACTGAGGCGACACTATGTGGACCTTAAGAATAAGAAGGCAGGGTATGAATTAGCCATCAAAGATATTGATAAGAAAGGAGCAGAGGACCGTGCAAACCATTGCTCAGGAGTGCGACCGATAAACTACTCAAGCAACAGGAGGCAGAGGCAGAGGCGACACGTAAGTTAAGGGAGGAGCAGAATAAGCTAATCAAGGATGACAGGCAGAGAGAGCTTGCAGAGAACAATGAGCAGTACAACCAAAAGATTGAGGACCTCAAGAAAGGTAAGAAAGAGCTCAATGATACTGACCGTGCACTCATTGCTACCTATGAGGCACAGAGATTGAAAGACCAAGGCAGATATCAATGCCAAGTATGACAAGCTACAAGAAGAGCATGATGCTAAGGTTTTAGCTGACATGAAGGCTCAAGATGCTCGCACAATTAGTCGTCATTCTTTGAGGGTGAGAAGATAAAGATAGATGCAATGCAGGCAGGCTTTGACAAACAGAAAGCCATCCGTGAATTAGCATACAAGCAAGAGGTGGCAGATTTAGTAGCCAAACTTGATGAGGGTAAGATTACACAAGAGCAGTATGACTTAGCCAGTGTAACTGCTAACCAAGAAACTGAATGCCGATATACAGGCTCTAAGACTTGAGGACCTCAACGCTGAGAAGGCAAAGATGGAACAGAAGCAAGCACTCCAACAACAAGGCATGGATGTAGCTCTGCAAGGATGTTGAATTAATCAAGCAGGTATTCGGTAAGTCCAAGGCAGTACAGAAGGGAGCAGTGGTGGTTGAATCTGCCATTGGTATTGCTAAGATGATACAGGCTAACAACATTGCTAACATCGGAGCATTGAGCCACACCTCAAGCCATTGCCACAAGTGGTGCAAGCAGCGACTCCTGTCATTGCTATGAACAACATCCAAACAGGTATTGGAATTGCCGCTAACATTGCGGCAACTGCCAAGGCATTGAAAGAGATAGGAGCAGGTGGTAGCGTATCAGCTCCATCCGTAGGTGGTGGTGGTGGTGGTTCAGCAGGTGGTGGAGGTGGTACCATGCAGGCACCTAACTTCAATGTGGTAGGCAACAATGGTATCAACCAACTTGCACAGCTACAACAACAGCCTGTCAAGGCATACGTGGTAGGGGCAGAGGTGACAAGTCAACAAGCATTGATAGAAACAGAATAAGCACCGGACAGTTATGAAAATAATCGAATTAGTATTAGATGAGAATGAGCAGGATACAGGGTGTATGCTGTCTCGGTAGTGGAGGACCCTGCCATTGAGGAGAATTTCATCAAGCTAAGCAAGCATAAGATGGAGCTTGCAACAGTGGATGGTGAGAAAAGATACTCATGGGGCCTGCACTGATACCCAACAAGCAGATATATCGACATAATGAGAAGCATGGTGAATTTTATATCTACTTCAGTGAGGATACCATCCGCTTAGCCAGTGAGATGTTTTTCAGGAACAGCAAGCAGAATAATGCTACCTATGAGCATGAGAAGGAAATTGACGGCATGACCGTGGTTGAATCCTATTGATTGAGGACCCTGCCAAGGATAAGAGTGCTATCTATGGCTTTGACCTTCCAAAAGGTACGTGGATGATCAGCATGAAGGTAAACAACCCTGATGTATGGGCCAAGGTTAAGGCAGGTGAGGTCAAAGGGTTCAGCATTGAGGGATACTTCGCTGATAAGTTAGACCTTGCCTCTGTACGTACCATGGAAGAGGAAAGAGAGTACCTGATTGAACAGATTAAGAACGTACTACGTGGTAAAGAATTGGCAGAGGAGAGCTACAATGACTACCCATCGGTAGTGAAGAGAACGCACAGCGTGGTATTGCACTCAATGAAAGGAATGGCAACAAGTGTGCTACACAGGTGGGTAAGATACGAGCTCAACAGTTAGCTAATGGTGAGAAGATTAGCATGGAAACCATCAAAAGAATGTACAGCTACCTATCAAGAGCTGAGGTGTACTACAACCAAGGTGATAGCAATGACTGCGGATACATTAGCTACCTACTTTGGGGAGGAAAGGCAGGATTGATGTGGGCTAAATCTAAGATAAACGAGAATGAGCAAGACTAAAGGTAACACAGCTATCTCTTTTGTCAGGAAGCCTAAGAGAAAAAAGACCACGGTATTCACTCCAAGTGCCGAGCATCACGGAGTAAGAGTGCTAAGAATTACGTTCAAACTATATAAAGGACAAGGCAAATGAGTAAGACTAAGGAACAGACTAAGAGCTCACCCCAAGGTGGGAAGCGTGGATGCCTCTGCAAGGATGGAAAGTACCTGTAGTAAGTGCTGTGATGGTACACTGCAGGCACAAGGCATTGGTAACATTGGTGGGAAAGTTCAGCCATAAAGGTGTACAACATTAAAATAATCGAGTTATTAAAGAAAAATCATGAAAGAAAACACAATTTTAAGCAGAATTGCCGCCCTCCTTGGCATGAACAAGGTGAGTTAGCTACAATGAAGCTCATGGATGGGGTTACTGTCCTTGAGGCTGATGCATTTGAGGCCGGTATGGAGGTCTTTATTGTTACTGAGGATGAGCAACGAGTGGCTCTACCTGTTGGTGAGTATGAGCTTGAGGATGGTTCTGATGTTGGTGGTAGCTCAGGAGGGTATCATTGCAGAAATTAAACCTGCTGAGGCACAAGAGGAAGCACCTGTCGTGACCTTATAGTGAGGCAGAAGAGCCTGCTACTGAGCCAATGATGGAGGAGCAAATGGCTGACGAAGCTATCCCTGTTGCACCTAAGAAAGTAATTAAAAGCACTATTGAGGAGATGTTATTCTCTAAGATTGAAGAATTAAAAGCTGAGAATGAGGCATTGAAGCAACAACTATCCGAGCAACCTGTAGTAGAAGAGGCTCCAGTGGTTGAAGAACCTGTCGCTAAGCCGATTGCTCACAACCCAGAGAAGCCACAGGCACAACCACAATTTACTTGGGGTCAGTCTGCAGGTGAATCTACATTTGACCGTATCATTGCTAAACTAAACAAATAACAAAAAAATGGCTACTTGATTACAACCACTTATGCTGGTGAGTTTGCAGGCAAGTATGTTGCCGCCGCTTCTTTTATCTGCTCCTACCATTGAGAAAGGTGGAGTTACTGTACTTCCAAATGTACGTTACAAGCAACTTTTGCAGAAGGTTGCTGATTCTAACCTTGTAAGAAATGCTACTTGCTCGTTCACCGATGCATCTACCATTACACTTACTGAGCGATTCATCACAACTAAGGACCTACAAGTGAACCTTGAATTGTGTAAATCTGACTACTTCCAAACATGGCAAAGTGCTGAGTTAGGTTTCTCAACTTCAAAGAATTGCCTAAGTCTTTTGCTGACTTCATGATTGCTCGTGTTGCTGACGTGTATCTGCTAATATCGAGACTGCATTCTGGCAAGAGTGCTACTGCAACCAACGGTTCATTTGATGGTATCTCTACCATTGTTGCATTGGATATCGCTCTTCCTGCTGCTCAAGAGGTTGCAGGTACAACCGTTACTGCTCTTAACGTAGTTACTGAGTTAGGTAAGATTGTTGATGCTGTTCCTGTCTGCTTCTTTATGGTAACCCAAGGTTTACGCATCTATGTATCTACTAACATTGCTAAGGCTTATGTACGTGCATTGGGTGGGTTCTCTACTGTATCTGGTACTACAGGTAACGTAGCTCCTGGCTCTTATATGTTGGTGGAATGTCAACTACTTGGTACAACCAAGGTGCATTAAGCTTTGACGGAATCGAGATATTCTGGGCTCATGGATTGGCTTCCAACACAGCTATCTGTACAACTGTTGACAACCTATTCTTTGGTACATCTGTATTGAGTGACTTGAATGAGGTTAAAGTAATTGACATGGCTGACATCGATGGTTCACAAAATGTGAGAATGATCATGCGATTCACAGGTGGTGCTCAATACGGTGCTGTTGAAAACGTAGTTACCTACGGAATCACTAATTCTGCTAACTAATAATAATCATGGGGTGGGTAACACTGCCCCCTTTAATACTTAAAGATATGCCTTGTTTAATTTCAAATGGCCGTACCGAGCAGTGCAAGGATAGCATCTCAGGTATACAAGCGGTCTATCTAATCAACTTCGGTGACTATGACCCGGACCCATCAACAGGTGGTGGTGATGTTACCTATGATACTACTGTTGGCTACGAGGATATGATTACTGCCATCGGTGGTAACATCAACAGCCTTTACAAGTACGAGCTTAAAGGTAACAATGGTTTCAATACCACAGTTAACACATCCCGTGAGAATGGTACTACTTTCTTTACTCAAACTTTGACTATCGAGTTAAAGAGACAAGACCCTGTATTCCACAAGCAGTTCAAGATTTTGGCTTATGGACGTCCACACATTGTGGTACGTACCAACGGAAACCAATTCTTTTTAGCAGGTCTTTACAGAGGATGTGATGCTACTGCAGGAAGTGTTGAGAGTGGGGTTGCTTATGGTGATTTCAATGGTTACAAATTGACATTTGAGGCCATGGAAGAGAAGCCTGCTAACTTCCTTGACTGTTCTACTGAAAGTGACCTAATTACTTTGTTGGGTTCACCTACATTGGTTACTACTTAATAGTCATACCACAACGACTGAGGAGGGGCACATTGCTCCCCTTTCTTTTTTGGCAACAATTTCCAAGTAAGTGAGTTATTAATATATGCAGGTAGTTACCACCGATAATGTCAATGACCAATTTATCTACTTTATCCCAAGGAGAGCACAGTGGATACCATGCACCTCACAGATGAGAGCACCAATGTTGAGGTATCTGTACCCATTACAAACTACACACTTGGTGATTACACCGATGAGATTGAGGCAGTGTTCCCATGTAAAGAGGGGCATTACTACCGAATGATACTCAAAGATAATGCAGGGGTGGAAGTGTACAGAGATAGACTATTCTGCACTGACCAAGCACCTGCTAACTATACACCTAACAGCTCTGCCTACGTAGCTCCAAGCAGTGCTAATGATTTCCTAATGTATTGATATGAACAACATCCACATAGTTAATTTAGCGGCCTATGAGCCACCTGTGATAAGAGAGTCCAAGAGAGATAATTGGGTGGAGTATGGGGAGAACAATATGCACTACCAGTGGTGCATGATAGATACATCAACAGCACCACCAACAATGCAGTGATCAACAACATAGCTCGGATTGGTATACGGCAAAGGATTGAGAGCATTGGATGCATCCAAGAAACCAAGTGAGTATGCTCAAATGATTGCTCTATTTGACAAGGATGATGTCCGTAAGATGGCCCTTGACTTTAAGATGTTGGGGCAGTTTGCCATTCAGGTACTCTATACCAAGGACCACAAGAAAATAGCTAAGGCTTACCATGTACCTGTAGCAACTATTGCGAGCTGAGAAGTGCAACGAAGAGGGTGAGATTGAGGGGTATTACTTCAGTGATAATTGGGCCGAGGTTAGAAATACCCACCAACAAGATACAGTGCTTTTGGTACGTCTAAGGATGATATTGAGATATTATTCGTCAAGCCTTACTCTGTGGGTATGAAATACTATTCTTACCCTGACTACCAAGGGGCTCTGCCATACGCTGTATTGGAGGAAGAGACAAGTGACTACATGATTAACCTGGTACAGAGCTCCTTTTCACCAAGCACTATCCTAAATTTCAATAATGGTATCCCATCCGAGGAGGCTCAACAGCAGATTAAGAGCGATGTGATGAACAAGCTTACAGGTCTAGGTGGGGATAAGATAGTGGTATCCTTCAACCAAAACAAGGAGACTGCTTTGCCACCATAGAGAATATGCCGGTACAGCAAGCACCCGAGCTATACAAGTACCTAAGTGAGGAGTGTGTACGCAAGATATTGATAGGCCACAACGTGACATCTCCATTGCTCTTCGGTATTGCTACCACCACAGGCTTTGGAAGCAACGCAGATGAGCTTAAAAACAGTGCTATCCTGTTCAATAACATGGTGATTGTGCCATTGCAGGAGGTTATGTTGGATGCCTTTGACAAGATACTTGCATACAATGGCATTGCTCTCAAGCTATATTTTGAGACCTTTGAACCCATTGGATAGCAGTGGTGACTTGACCTCCGCCGATGAGATTACTAAGATATCGGATGCACTCAATGAGATGGCACCTGCTGTAAGTGCTAAGGTACTTGAAAACATGAGCAGTGATGAGCTAAGAGCACTTGCAGGATTGAAGCCAAAACCCGTACAGCTCAAGAAAGAAGATGTAAGTGATGAGGTGCCTAGTAAAGTGCTGGCAACCTTGATGGGGAGGAAGTGGATGGTGAGGTATGGGAGCTTGTAGAGGAGAGAGAGTACTCTGCTGATAATGACAGCACAGAGGAGTGGGCCAACCGAGTATAGCACCCAAGCCATCCATGTTGCAGAGACTTGCATCTCGTTATCAAGAGCAACCCCAACGGCTTCAGCTACCTTGATAAAGTCCATCTACAAGGTACGTTACCGATATAGTGAAAGATACAAGAAAGATAACAGCAGAGACTTCTGCAAGCAGATGATGCAACAGGACCAACAATGGGGTAGTGTACCGATTAGAGGATATTGACTATGCAAGCATTGCAGGAGTGAATGAGGAGCTCGGACACAAAGGGCAACCCTATGACTTGTTTAGGTTCAAAGGTGGTGTGAATTGTGGCCACTTCTGGACCGAGCAACTATACCAACGCAAGAAAAACCCTGACGGCACTCTAAGGCCTGATAAAGCCCTTTCAAGCAACGAACAGGTGGCGAGCATACCTAAGTCTTACCAACCTAACCCAAGAGGCTCAGGTGACGCTAATACTCCACCGATTGATATGCCTAACAATGGACACCACCCCGATTACAATAAATAATGGAAGCACTATTCATAACAAGACAGGACCTCGTTAAGTACACTGCAGTCAATGGCAACGTGGATACTGACAACTTCATCCAATGGATTAAGGTAGCTCAAGATATCCACCTCCAAAACTACCTCGGTACTGACCTCTTCAACAAGCTCAAGAATGACATCCTTAACACCGTGAGTGGTACGGGTGTGCCTACTACCACAGCCTTGACTGCAGGAGGTACGGGATACACTAACCTCACAGGGATTGCCTGCTCAGGTGGTACAGGTTCAGGCTTCGGTGTTGATATTACAACAGCAGGGAATGCGGTAGTATCTTACACCGTATCAACACCAGGAACAGGATACACGGTGGGTGATGTACTTGACCATCCAAGCAGGTAACGTAGATGCAACCATCACCGTCAGTGCCATTGATGAGATACAGGCACCCTATGCTGACCTGCTAAGTACCTACGTGAAGCCGTGCCTCATACATTGGGCCATGGTGGAGTACCTACCTTTCAGTGTTTACACCATTGCTAATAAAGGTGTGTTCAAACATAACAGTGATAATGCCACTACTATTGAAAAGCCCGAGCTTGATATGCTGATTTCCAAGCAGAGGATATAGCTCAAAACTATACGCAGAGAATGATAGATCACTTGCAGTTCAACAATGCACTCTACCCGAGTACCACACGAACAGCAATGGTGATATCTATCCAGATACTAACAATTACAATATAGGATGGGTACTGTAAGAAAGCCAAACCAAACGAACATAAAGAAACTATTAACCTACTTAAACAGTGTAAAAAATGCCAAATGAAATAGGATGGGAGCAACCCTATGACATCGAAAGTGGATACGGGATGGCGACAGTCAATGGTGCTGCATCAGGCTATGGTACGGTAGTGATTGATAGCTACTCCGGTGAGACCAATATCAAGCTCACAGGATGCTGATACTGCACCCTCGTTATTGGAAGAGGCATTCACCATTAGTGCAATGAATCAGGTTCGAATTTATGGTTATTTTCTATTGGCTCCAGATGTTGTACCATTTGCAATAATTTACAAAATATATAAGGATGGCGAGGCATACGGAGAAAGTTCATTAACTTCCGATGGATTGTCTTGGCTTGCTGATGTAGATAGTCTTGCTAATTGGCAGGTATTACTATCTATATTAACCGATGAAACAACTGAGGTAATATATACATCAAACACGTTGTATGCCGAGCCCATCTAACATCCGACCAAGTAAGTACCCTGTGGGCCCAGATGAGCAGGAGGCTTTGTTTGATGATGCTGTAGGCGCAGGTCGAGCAGGCAAGCAGGATACCTTGGTGAGTGGCACCAACATCAAAACTATCAACGGCACCTCCAGTGCTTGGCAGTGGTGACTTGACGGTATCGGCAAGCGGTGCCTCATAGGGGTAGCATCACAGGTACATTGAGCTCACAGACTGACCTAAGCACAGCACTGCAGTGGTAAGCAGGCTTCATCACAGCAGGTACAGCGGCTCAATACTAACAGTTGAAGACATTCAAGCATTAAATGGAAGCTGCGGTAGGTCTTGGACATGTGGATAACACTAGTGTATGCAAGTGCCTGTGGTATAGCTACTCAAACGGCATTGAATGCTAAGCAGGCTACATTGGTGAGTGGTACCAATATCCAAACGATTAACAGTGCATCTAATCATAGTGGAATATGCATCCTGCAAGATGCTATATAGCTAACCATCAAGTATCTGGGTTGGTCGGGTGCTACAACGGAATATACTGGCAACTGTTCCGAATACCACTACTATGGGTAACTCAATGTTATGTGCCTCGTTTATACATTCAATAGTTCTGATAACTTGTAACTAGGTGCTACTTTAATAGCCACAGTCAGGATAACAGATAGCATCACTCTAATACTATTGGTGCACAACATTGTTAGTTATTGCTACTAATTTGACTCTTCAGCCAAGTAAGTCTTTATGCAACTAAACCGTAGTGGGAGACATTTGTCCTATAGATATACTACACAGGAGCAGCGAACTATTGACCAAAGCTTTACCTTCACCGTACTATCTTATATGGGCTGGACACATTAACCACTACGCAACAGACCAAGCAGTCTCGCATCAATTACACAATGTTATTAGAATTGCTATAATGGAAAATAACTACTCAAATTAAAGATACTTCAGGCATTGATCAATGTGCTTGGTATACTGTACCACGTTTTTATGTTGAGCCTTGGCATTGCCTTGGTGCAACAGCCTGAAGCTACCTTAGTCTTGCAGGATGGGTCATACTTAGCTACGATATCTATACCATACTTTACAACCAATATGAAAGCACAATTAACCATCCTGACAACAACGCTGAGTAACAAGTGGCCGTTATTCTTAACCATGCTCAGTGCATTCTTTATGCCGATTTATGGGCTTATGTTCCTCATTGAGGTTTGCTATCTTCGTTGATACAGTTGCCGTTATATGGAAGGCTCAGTAAACTTAACCAACCTGTGACCTCACGGAAGCTATCACGGTGATATCTAAGATGCTACTTTATGAGATAACCGTGATATTGTTCTATCTCGTTGACTATTTTATCTAAATGATATAGTTTTAACCTTTTTTCAGTGCCATTGATGCTAACCTAAAATGCTATCTTTGGTGCTTGTATCCATTGAGGTGGTCAGTATCAATGAGAATTACAAAGCAGTCAAGGGAATTGACCTGTGGGTAAGTGCTGAAGAATTTAATAACAAGGGCTAAAGAATTAAAAGACGATGCCGAACGAAATTAGACACAACAACGATAGTACAGGAGAGACTATCTAACAGCCAATACTTCCAAGAGGAAGCCACCAAAAACAGATATATCTTCACCATACAGCAGGCAATGGCAATGCTGTTGGGGTAGCTCGTTATTGGAACAGCAGTGATCTGAGGATAGCTACTGCTGCATTTGTCATTGGCAACAAGGGTACAATAGTGACAGTGCTTCAGCTCCAAGCATTGGGCCTACCACCTTGGCATTAGATAACCAAGACTTCCAAGAGCATGGACTGAAATATCAAAATCTCAACAAGCTAAGTGTTGGGTATTGAGGTGTGTAATTGGGGCCCATTGAAGCAGGTCAATGGTAAGTACATCAACTATGTCAAGAGCGTGGTGGATCCTTCGGAGGTAACCATCCTTGAAAGACCATTCAAGGGTCACGTTGCATGGCACAAATACACGGATGAGCAGATGAAAGCCTACGTCAATTAATAGTCTACCTGTGTGATACCTACAACATACCCAAGGAATACCGCAAAGAAATATGGGCCATTGATACGGAAGCCTTCAAAGGAACACCTGGCATCTACACTCATAACAGTGTGAGAAGAGATAAGAGTGATATCTACCCATGCCCCCGAATGATAGCAATGCTCCAAAACCTTTAACCTATGAGGCTTTCAGTAATTATTTTGTCGCTAATTTCTACTATATTTGCGACATCCTGCTCAGCTCTAAGCGAGCACAATACCACTACAAGCGTGCCTTAGCTAATGGGCTAAAGGTTGAGGTGGGTAGTGACACTATCCGTGTGGCCACCATTGACAGCATCCCTGTTATTAAGAATGATACCATAGTGTGGGAAAAGGTACTCACCTACAAGGATACCATTTTGATGTATAGGACAGTCACCCTGCCTAAGACCCGTTGGCAGACCAAGATAGAATGGAAGTACCGTACCAAAATAGAGAAGATTAAAGGTGATGTGATAACCAAACAGCATGAGGTGGTGAGATATAAGTTAAGGTGGTGGCCGTTTTGGTTAGGCTTAGCCATACCCTTCCTGCTTAGGTTACTGTGGTCCTTAGTGCTCACCAAAATCAACCGATGAGAAAACGCTTATTTTATGACATTGAAACCTCATTCAATGTCGGTATATTCTGGAGGACAGGATATAACCTAACCATCAACCGGGTGATATCATCCACGAGCGTGCAATTATCTGCATCTGCTACAAGTGGGAGGGTGAGGAGGAGATTCACAGCCTCACATGGTCAAAATCTCAAAGTGACAAGGCAATGCTTGAAAAGTTCATTAAAGTAATGAGTAAAGCGGATGAGATAGTGGCCCACAATGGTGATAGATTTGACCTTAAATGGGTGCGTACAAGAGCTTTATATCACGGCATTGATGTAATGCCATTCGTTAAGACCATAGACACGCTTAAATGGGCTAAAAAGTACTTTAATTTTAATAGCAACAAACTCGATTACATAGCCAAACTGTTACAGGTAGGGGCTAAGATGGACACAGGAGGGCTTGACCTATGGAAAGATATAGTATTTAGGAAGGACATGGAGGCACTTGCTAAGATGGTGGAGTACTGCAAGATGGATGTGGAGGTCCTTGAGGCAGTGTTCAACAAGCTCAACAGCTATCTTGCACCTCAGCATAACTATGCAGTGCAGCACGGAGGTGAAAAGTACGAATGCCCTGAATGTGGTGGCACTAATTTCTATTTCAATAAGAAAGTAACCACAGCAGACAGGCACAGTACACTATTGGGTTAAGTGCATCCCCTGCCAAAAGCACCACAGAATCAACCAAAAGACCTTTAGTAAGCTCCAAGATTACATCTACAAGACCAAGAAATATATCTCTTAGGTTAATTATTTACACATGATTGTTATCTCATAGGTAAATAATCGGAATTAAGCCGATTACACCCCCTTAATTTTACATTTCCTTATTTAGAATCATTCTAAATTTTGTTGATAATTTGTCAACATTGAAACTATTTGTATATTTGTCAAGTATTAACACTTAAACATTTATACATGACACGAGAATTTGAAATTGAAATGGTCATCCTTGACATGGAGCAAGAGCTTCGGGATGAGATGTAGGAAATGCTTGATGCCTTCGGTCCACATGACTCAGGTACTAACTTCATGACCACCAAATGGGCTGTACTTGACGATTTATTAACCCGATTAAATTTAACCCATTATGAAAAGTAAATTACTTGATGATGTATTGGTCGCCCTTGTGGTGGTAGCTGTGCCGGTAGCTATGTATCACATCTTAATCTTTATGCTATGCAGATAACTTGGATGGAATTTAAGGACAACTGGAACGTGGATGTTAATGTTCATCGCGTGGAACGAGGCACTCAGTTCTACGGAGTAATAGAGTACTTCCACAATTGGAATAAAGGCAGGCCTGCTTGGATAGCTTGGCATGAGTTCTATGCATGATGGGTGACTAGTTGCAAGGACATACAACTACGTGCTTGCACCCTACCAGAGCTCAAGGAGATTGAGAAGAGTTCTCAACGATGCACTCGTTGCACCCCGATGGTCCTAATGCTCATACTATGAAACTATATTACGAGGACACGCTATGAAAGGGAAAAACACTATACGAATGTGCATCGGTGGTGGAGGAGTCAGTCCTTCAGCCATGACATAGGAGGTAGCTTCAACATGGAGCTCTATTACGAATATCTTAAATGTAAAGCAAAATGTACAGACTTACAATACTACATACACACCCAGCTCATCCGTGAATGGGTGTTCAACAGCAGAGGGCTCTGCCGATGGAAACAGACAACAGCTCATTCTTTCAGGGGATTGCAGAGATGGGTAACTTCAAAATTGTCACGGTAATGAATAAAGAGCAGTTAATTAGAGTGCTGTACCCCACCGTACCAAGCAGGCCCCTGTGTGATTACCTTGGCATTACAATGTCACAGCTCTACAACCGAGTATTTCAAATGGGGGTAAAGAAAAACCCACGCATCAAGTACCTGCAGAATCGAGCCTTGAGACTCAATGGAGGTATGAAGAGCAGATGGCAACGTGGTTATGAGCCACATAACAAGGGTAAGCAGATGAGCAGTGAGCTCTATGCAGAAGGTAAGACCTACCATGTACAAGCGCTAAGCAACAAGCCATTCAATACACGGGAGCCTAATGCAACAAGCATCCGATGGGATAAGACAGGAAGGCCCTACTCCTACACTAAGGTAAAGGATAGCCTTTGGGTGCTCACTCACAGGTTAGTGTGGGAGTCCATCTACGGACCAATACCCAAGGACCACGTGGTTAGATTCAAGGATGGCAACAACCTCAACATACAGATTGATAACCTTGAGTGCATCCCTAAGACTGAGAATGCAATACGAAACAGCATCCACCGCTTCCTAGGTGAAGTGCAGACAGTAATAAGATTAAAGAGTAAATTAAATAAACAAATAAAACAAAAACAAAATGGCAAGAAACGGAATGAATGATCTAAGAGACCACCTATTTGCAGGACTCGAAAGATTAAACGATGATGAGCTCACACCTGAGCAGACTCGCTACTGAGGTAGAAAAAGCACAGGCAATTAGTAACCTGTCAAATTCTGTAATAAACAGTGCTAAGGCTGAGGTTGATTTTATGAAGGCTACCGGAATGATAGCAACCACATCCAACCTGTTCAAAGGAGTGAATGACCCTAAAAGACTTGAGCAATGACATACGCAGGATACTACAGAATGTGGCTCCCTGATACGGTTGGAGCCTGAAGGTGGCACATGGTGCTACATGGGGATGGATAAAGAGGGATATCTGCACCAATTAAATTGGCTGTACGATGAGAATGATGCAGAACAACTTGACACCTTAGAACAATACCTCCAGTGGGGGTACAAAATTGAAGAGCTATGCTACTAATTGACAGAAGTATATCAACTGTCCAAGGTCTACAACTAGGACATTGTGAAGATCATTGACGAGTTCAACCTTCGCATGAAGATGCAGGAAGCAGGAATATGTGTACAAGCGTTACTGGTTAGCTCAGTACCTGTGGTACTGCAGAAGGCACATGACCGTGCAACTTGCAGGTCACTACCTCAACATCAACCACAGCACAGTGAGCTATGGCTTAAAGATGCATGACTTGTGGTGGAGGGTGAGTGATAACAGATACCTATGTCACATCTATCCACTTCCTGACCTGCTGAGCGTGACAACCCATGACAACCCCGTGACAACTTACACGGTAAAATTCAATGAGGTTGACACGGAGAATGTGAGAGTAACTATCAACGGAAATTTCCCTCCAAAGTTATTAACCAATTTTGAAAAACCCTTGACAGGTAAGCAATTAAGCGACATCTTGCACATGTCATAGGATAAGGGTTCAATACGTTAGGGGCTTCGGCTCCTTTCTTTTTGCCCATCCGTGACGACGTGACAACCCAAATGCATATGAGCCATATATTTAATACAGTGATATTCACCCCCAAAAAGTTGATTTTGAGTCGTCACGTTGTCACGGAAACACAAGAAACCCAATACTGACGGGGCTTATAGGCGTGACAACTACCCCTTTTGGGGTTGTCACGGGTTGTCACTGTCACGAGTTGTCACGCATTAGAATTAATTTAATATATTTGCACCCTATGTATAACCCTTATATATCAATTTTCAAGAGTCTCTACAATAGTAAAGAGACACCATTCTCTATTAAGGCAATAGAGGTAGCATAACAGAATACAGGTAGGCACACCTGATTTAATTACTAAGATAAAGCCATCCGCAAGGGTAACAATGAGCTCAAGAACAGCCTATATGGCTATCATGTTCAATGGTACCTTCAGTGAACGGAAGGATGATGGACTTGTTGAGCACTCTAGGTCTTTGTATCCTGGACTTTGACAAGTACCCCGATGCTGATACCATAGGCGAAGCAGAACGGAAGAGGCTCATTGAAGATAAGTATACCTATATGCTTTTCACCTCACCCAGTGGTAAGGGCCTCAAGGTAGTGATTAGGATACCTCAATGTGACAAGGTTGAACACCGGAGGAGATTCAGCCACTATGAGCAGTACATCAACAGTGAGTACTTTGACACCTCCAACAAGAATGTGAGCAGGGTGTGCTTTGAGTCCTACTGACCCCGAGGCCTATCTCAATGAATTTGCAACGAGTTTACACAGGTATCATTGAGGATACAGGGTACCACCGTAGTGAATACACCCCCAAGGTGGTGATAACCAACGAGAACAGGATCATTGAGAAGATACTCAAGTTCAACCATGGTGAATTTAAGGAAGGAAATAGGGCTAACTGGATCTACAAGGTAGCCTGCTGCCTATGTGAGTACTCTATTCCCCTTAGTACTGCGGAAAATACACTGCTGCAATTCACGCAGGAAGGCTTTGGAGCTACCGAGATAACCAATACCATTAGGAATGCATACAAGCAGGCTCAGTTTGGCCTTAAAGTGTTTGAGGATGTAGAAGCCATCCAAGGGATAAAGGCTAAATTAAAGGAGGGAATTGCTCCCGAGGATATCAGTAAGCAGTTAAGTGTATCTAAGGATGATATTAAGGCCATCCAAAAGGAGGAGGACATCTTTTGGGAGGTAAAAAAAGACACTGGTAATATCATACCCAACAAGTATGCGGCATGGTTGCACAAGCAAGGCTTTGCTAAGTACTACCCTGAGCGTTCAAATAACCCCCTTTCGTGTACATAACAGAGAATAAGGTCCAAGAGAGCTCAGTTGAGAAGATAAAGGACCATGTACTAACCTATCTAATGGAGCAGGGAGCTGATGGATGTGTACAACCACTGTGCTAAGAGCTCACAACTATTCACACCTGTGGCACCTCAATATGCTTGACTCCATTGATATGCGTATCCTGCAGGACTCGCAAGACCGAGTGCTACCTCCCATTCACCAATGGGGTGGCAGTGATCACTAAGAACAAGGTCAAGCTCATCAGCTACATTGATATTGATGGATACATCTGGCGATGACCAAATAATACCAAGGGAGTTCAAGGTTGAGAATACCTACGAGAATAACTTTCAGGATTTCGTCAACAAGATAGCAGGCACAGGACCCTAACCGAATCAAGTCAATGAGGACCACCATAGGGTACCTGCTCCATACCTACAAGGACAAGGCAGACCAAAAGGCAGTGATTATTCAATCGATGAAGAGATAGACGATAACCCTAATGGAGGGGAGTGGTAAGTCACTAATGCTCACAGCCCTTGGCCACATCCGAAAGATTGTGAAGATAGACGGTAAGATGTTCAACCCAGGTAAGAATGATTTTGTCTATTCAAGGGTGAACCCCTGATACACAGGTATTGGCCTTTGATGATGTTGAAAGCACTTCAATCTTTGAGCAGTTATTCTCACTCATCACGGAGGGCATCCCTGTCAACAGGAAGAACAAGGATGAGTACTACATCCCATACGAGCGAAGCCCTAAGATAGTCATCACCACCAACTACGTGATTAGCAGGAGCAGGTGGAAGCCACGACAGGTGAGGAGGCATGAGGTTGAGTTCAACCAATACTTCAATGCTAACCATAGCCCCATTGATGAGTATGGTGTGCAAGCTATTCGACCAATGGACCACATGAGGAGTGGAGCTACTTTGACAATTACATGATTGGCAATATCAAGTACTACTTTGAGCATGGCCTATTCCAAACCACAGGTATCAACAGCGACATCAAGAAGCTCATCCAAAACACCTGCAAGGAGTTCTATGACTTTGTTGAGGACACACCACTGATAGCAGATGGTAAACACTTGCACCGGTACAAGGGGCTCATGATGCAATTCCAAGAGGAAACCAACAGCTTCAAGGACCTCAAGCCTCAAGTATTCTCCCGATGGATTGACTGCTATGCAACCCACATGAAATATAAATTAACTAAACACCGTAACCATGAAGGCGCCATTTTTATCTTACCCCTACTGCTCCTAACAGGATGCAGGACAGCACAGAAGTGTGATGCATGTATGAGTCAGTATGATTACATCCAAGTGCTTGGATACACCGATATTGTTCCTACCTTTGGTGAGGATGAGATACACCTGCCACCATGTGAGTATATCATTAAGGCATGGAAGGGGGAGGAGTGTTGTATATCTACGCTATGAACAAAGAACACATAAATAAACTACACGAGCTGAAGGTCAAGAAACTACTTGACAAGTGCCCACATTACCCCCAAGACTACATTATGAAAAGAAAATATACCGACTCCACGGCCAATGGACTGACCAAGGCAATCTGCGACTGGATAAACCTGCATGGATATCAAGCTGAACGTATCAACACCATGGGTGTGGCACGTACTAAGTACCGCACATGATGGATCAGTGGCAGGCATCCAATGGACTAAGGGCACCTCAACAGCAGGGAGTGCTGATATATCGGCTACCATTAAAGGCAGAAGTGTTAAGATAGAGGTCAAGATAGGCAAAGATAGGCAGAGTGAAGCACAGAAAAAGTACCAGTAAAATGATTGAGAGGGCAGGGGGTGTGTATATTATCGCAAAAAATTTCGACGATTTTGTTGAATGGTACAATAATTTTGTATCTTTGTAAAAATTAAACACTATATCTTATGACAACAAGAGCAAAAAAGAGGAGGTAGCACCTCAGGCGAACAGCCTAAACATCTACCAAAAGCTACACTTGGCTAAGCAGTCAATGGGTAAGGTCATTAAGAATGCCACAAACCCCCATTTGAAGCGTAACTATGCCGACATCAACAGCATCATTGATACGGTGGAGCCTATCCTGTTGGACCATGGCCTGCTATTGATACAGCCTGTTAAGGATGATAAGGTCTACACCATAGTGGTTGACATTGAGAATGGTGATAGATTTGAGTCCTTCATGCAGTTACCGGTCATTACCGATGCACAGAAGCTCGGTGGTGCCATTACTTACTTCCGTAGGTACACACTTGTATCTCTCCTTTCCCTGCAAGCTGTGGATGATGATGGCCATGAGGCTTCAAGAGCACCCAAGACTAAGCCTATCCATCACTGCTGATAGATTTGCCAATGCATTGAAAGCCATCCAAGAAGGAAGGTACACCAATGAGGAGCTGAGAGCTACCTATTCACTTACTAAAGAACAGGAGGCACAGCTATGAAATTCCGAGCATCACAATTAGGCAAGATAATGACTCTCCAGGACTAAGGGGGAGGCATTAGGACAAACAGCTAAGACCTATATCATTGAGAAGGCTAAGGAGGATTTCTATGGGTACCGTACTCAACTCATGAATAAGTACGTTCTGAAGGGCTTAGAGCAGGAACAGGACAGTATTGACTTACTCAATGGGGTAAGGTTCCAAAAGTACATTAAAAACGAGCAGACGGCAGAAAACAGAGTATCTTACCGGATGCTGTGATATCATTACCGAGGATAGCATCATTGACATCAAGAGCTCATGGTCCTTGGAGACTTTTCCATCTACCATCCTATGAGCTCAAGGACCTGAACGACTATGAGTGGCAGGGCCGTGCTTATATGTGGCTGTACGATAAGCCTACCTTTGAGCTGTGCTATGTGATGGTGAGCACTCACCCTGAGCTACTGAGTCAGTATGACCCCATTGACATCCATGAGGTAGATCACATTGACCCTGTTAAGCGTATTACTTCCATCACCTTTGAGACGTGATAAGGAGATAGAGATAAAGATGCAGGAGCAGTTGACTTGTCGCGAGCCTGTTCTATGACCAAGTATATAACCCAATTAAATAACAAATAATGACACAAGAACAATTCTACCGTGAGGCCTGCCTTAGAGCAATGGAGGGCCTCCTTGTCTGCATCAGGGCATTACCGTGATGAGCTAATTGGCTAACCCATGTGAATACGTTGCCAATCGTCGCACGTCACTATGCCACTGAGCTCACTGAGCAGGTGTATGGTGGTGGAGTGCAATGGGATGAGATAACGCATAAATGTGGATTGCAGAATGGTTGTAATGGGATAAGTTGCCATCACTGTAATACACCGAATGATTTTACAGTAAAATAGTGCAATTTATACCACTTTATGGTATAACTTGTAAGATAATACCAAAAAAGTAGTAAAATAGTGCATTATATAACACAATGAAAAAACAAACAGCAGTAGAGTGGCTATATGAACAATTATACGTGATTAACACCATTGCAAGATAATACGTTCAGATTAATGAATGTTATGAACAAGCCAAAGAAATGGAGAAGAAGCAGAAAAAAGATTTAGTTATTGGCACTTACATTGACTTAAAGATAAAAGATTATAAGTTGCCTTATGGAATGAAGTATCTTGATAAAATTTCTGAATTAGAAGAAGAAGCAAACAAATACTACAACGAAACATTTAAACAAGAATAACAATGAAAGCAACACTGGAATTTAACCTGCCCGATGATTACCATGAGTGGGATATGGCAGTGCACGGAGCTAAGATGTATCAAGCCATGCATGAGTTTTCCCAAGAGCTCCGTATCATGTGGAAGTATCGTGAGTACCAAACCGAGGATGAGTATGCCATTGTGGAGTCCATACGGGACAAGTTCTATGAGATACTGAATGAGCACAACATTAACCTAAACCAATGAGATACCTGATAATAGCACTGAGTGCACTGATAATTGAGATATGTTCCACCTTCTACATTAGATACGTGGCAGAAGGTAACCCCACCGCCATGTTGTTCTTTGCAGGTATTGGTCCGTTCCTTGGGCTTACCCTTCATTGGTTACATGGTGGAGTCTAAGACATGGACCGAGAGGCTCAAGCAAGCACTTGCACTGTCAGTGGGCTATCAGGTAGGATGTTTAATTGTAATCTATATAATAAAATAAATATGAGTGATTTCAAAGGAGAGGTGGTATTCGTTACCCCTACAACAACAGTGAGCGACAAGTTCAAAAGAGAGATATAACCCTGAAGTCTCAGGATGAGTATCCGCAGTACATTACCTTCCAATTAGTACAGGACAAGTGTGACCTTAGCTTAATAACCTCAAGCCCGGGGATGTGGTAGAGCTCAAGTACAACCTTCGAGGCCGTAGATGGGAGGCACAGGATGGCACCATCAAGTACTTCAACACCATCGAGGCATGGACCATGAGCCTCAGTGCCTCTGCTCCCTGCTCCTGTTCAAAACAAGTCGAAAAAGAATGAAGACACTGACGATCTACCTTTCTGAGGGTGAAACCTTGAGTCAATGGGCTGTGAAAACCGCTAACAGTATGCTCAATGACAGATACCGGTTGGTACACCTTATGCACTTGACATGAAGGCTCCTTACCATACGGTGAGGAGGTTCGTTGGTGGGGATAACGGTAGCCCTTTGAGGTTCAGGACAAGTTTATTTCGTTATATTTGAAAACCATGTACGGACAACATTCGTCTATGGGATACAAATGGAGTGGATAAACCAAATAGCTAAGCATCACAAAGAATGGGTGAGGGTAGTCAATACCTTTGGGGAGCAATTCTATGCGGAGGATGTGGTTCAAGAGGTCTATATCAGGCTTATGAATTACTCCAGGGAGGAGCAGTGCATAGTGAATGGTGAAATCAATAGAGCCTATATGTATTACGTACTTAGAAATACTTACTTAATCATCAACAGGAATTACAAGCCTCAGTTTGTGGCTATTGATAATGCCTTTGGATTGGCAAGCAGATAACCCTACACTCCTCGATGCCTACAAAGAGCTCTGAAGAGTCCATTGATGGTGAGGTAGCTAAGTGGCACTGGTATGACCAGCGAGTTTGGGACATACACAGGGAGCAACAGCTATCCATTAGGAAGATAGCCGATAAGACCAAGATATCAAGCAAGTCTATATTTAATACCCTTAAGTCCTGTAAGCTGAGACTCAAAGAAGCAGTGCAGGATCAATGGGATAACTACAAAGAGAATGAGTAAAAGAAAACCAAAAGCAGAGCCAACAGTCACTTGGGAGTTAGGTACAGCAGTCGAGAAAGTAACCACTGTTACCGGTATCAAGTCACTTGTCAAGCACATGGCAGGTGAAGATTGTGGATGTGATGAGCGTAAAGAGAAGCTCAATGAGTGGAGTGCTAACCTGCAACAGAAAATCAACGGGATATTCAAGAGGCCTGTGCAGTCATTAACCCCCGAGGAGTATGCATACCTCGATGATTTCTTTACCAATTACAAGGGGTGGTCAATATCAGCCAACAGCGTGACCTCTTAGTCATTAACAACAGAGTGTTCTCACAAAAGCTCCAGTACTCCACCTGTGGCTCATGTGTGATATCCATGGTGAACCAACTTAAAACAGTATACAATGCCTATACCATCCCCACGGAAGAATGAGAATGAGACAGAGTTCATGCAACGCTGTATGAGTGACTCTAAGATGATCAGTGAGTACCCAACGGAGCAACGTGTCGCCATCTGTCGGACTGCTTTCAGTGAGCATCTTGCAGGTACTAAGGTATCATTTGACTATGATGGTACCCTAACCAAGGCAAGTGCAAAAAGAAGAGCCTTAGACCTTATCTCTAAGGGTGTGGATGTCTATATCATTTCAGCCCGTTCAAAGTGCAGGAGAAATGCTCCAAACAGCTAAGAGGTTAGGTATACCTGAGAGCAGAGTGTATGCAACAGGAAGCAATGAGGCTAAGATAGCCAAGGTCAAAGAGCTCGGTATCACTACCCACTATGACAATAACCCTAACGTGGTTAGAGCGTTGCCTTATGTTGGTGTTATTATTTGATTAACCATTTTTTACCAATGGCAGAGGAAGTCAAGATATCTAAGAGAGGAGGGGTAAGGGAAGGCTCAGGGAGAAAACCCAAGGCCGCTGAGATAGCCCTTGCAGAAAAGATGGACCTTGTGGCACCATGTGACCAAGGTACTGACTGCACTCTACCACAAGGTACTTGAGGGTGATACTGCCGCCTATCAAGCTGTGGCTTAACTATCGCTTAGGTATGCCTGTTCAAAGAGTGGAGCAAGAGACTAAGGTAGATATCAATAGCTTCAGCATCCGTGATGTAATTGAGTTCAATGATCAAGGCGAGTGAGAAGTACAGGCCCCTGTATTCATCCGATTGTAGGTACTTTGTAATTACAGGAGGTAGGGGTAGCTCTAAATCATTCAGTGTAGCCGCATGGGTGTGCCTGTTGTCATTTGAACATGGCCACAAGATACTGTTCACAAGGCAGACCATGACCTCTGCACATATCTCTATCATCCCCGAGTTCAAGGAGAAGATAGAGCTCATGGGATTAGAAGAGCACTTTGAGATAACCAAGTCCGAGATAGTCAACAAGACCACAGGCAGTGAGATAATCTTCAGGGGTATCAGGACATCCAGTGGTGACCAAACAGCTAACCTTAAATCACTACAAGGCATAACCACTTGGATAGTGGATGAGGCAGAGGAGCTCACCGATGAGAACACCTTTGACAAAATCAACCTGTCTATCCGTAGCCCCAAGCAACAGAACAGGGTGGTGCTGATACTCAACCCTGCTACCAAGGAGCATTGGATATACGGTAAATTCTTTGAGGACAAGGGCATCAGCCCCGGGTAGCAACACCGAGCATGGGGATACCTGCTACATCCATACCACCTACCTTGATAACATAGCCAACCTGCCTCAGTCATTCCTTGATGAGGTAGAGCTCATGAGAGAGCGGAGGCCTGACAAGTACAACCACAGCATACTTGGTGGATGGCTTGACAAAGCGGAGGGTGTTATCTTCTCTAATTGGTCCATCGGTAAGTTCACAGAAGTAAGTCCATCGGTCTATGGTCAGGACTACGGATTCAGTCAGGACCCCACCACATTGGTAGAGACATCCATCGACACAAGCACCAAGACGATCTATGTAAGGCTTCACCTGTATGAGAAGGGTCTCACCACCTCCATGATTGCCGACATCAACAAGAGTAAAGCAGGGAGTTCACTCATTGTGGCTGATAGTGCAGAGCCCCGTCTCATCACCGAGCTCAATGCAATGGGGTGCAACGTGGTGCCTGCCATCAAAGGACCTGACTCGGTGAGCTATGGGATAGCCCTCCTCCAAGACTATGACATGGTGGTGGATGAGGGTAAGCGTTAGACCTTAGTTAAAGAGCTGAATAATTACTGTTGGTTATCACAGAAGAGCAAGACCCCTATCGATAAGTATAACCATGCTATTGATGCTATTAGATATGCTATTTCTTACCAGCTCGAAAACCCAAATAAAGGAAAATACTATATAATATAAAAAGGACTTAAAGTAAAGCTTCAAATAAGGCAATATAAACAACTGAAAAACAATAGATTAACAACAGGGTAAACAAATGTGTTTACTATGAGTTATTAAGGTATGGCTACCGTTGATATGTATGAGATGATAAAAGTGGTGGAGGCTTATATCCTGAAAAGAAAGGCAGGAGGGTGCAGATTGAGTTCAACAACATACAGCGGTTCCCAGTTCACCTTGAGATGCTTGTGGCTTGTTACAATTACATTAAGAATGAAAGCAGAGATAACCATCCCAAGTAACATGGGTGAGATACCGTTGAAGAATTATCAGCGGTTCCTAAAGATGCAGGCAGAGTCCAATGATGAGGAATTCATTGCTCAAAAGATGATTGAGATATTTTGCGGTATTGACCTGAAGGAGGTGGCCAAGATTAAGCTCACTGACCTTAACGAACTGATTGAGCACTTCAATAAGATATTCAATGAGCCTGCCAAGTTCTACCACAGGTTCAAACTGAAGGACATGGAGTTCGGATTCATACCTAACCTGGAAGAGATTTCATGGGGTGAGTACATTGACCTTGAGCATCACCTGAATAATTGGGATGACTACCACAAGGCAATGGCTGTAATGTACAGGCCGATAGTAAACACGGAAGGACAAGTATGAGATAGCTCCATACACAGCCAGTGAGGACTACCACGAGCTGATGAGGTATATGCCTATGGAGATTGCTATATCAAGCAGGGTTTTTTTACGATTTAGGGAGCGTATTGTTAGACAGTACCCTGTCCTATTTGGAGATGGAGGTGAGGAAGATAAAGACAAGGAGGATTTCTCGGAAAGGGGGCAGTTCAACAAACAGTGGGGATGGTATAGTAGCAATCTATGCAGTGGCTAAGGGAGATATATCCCGATATGATGAAGTTACCGGCTATGGACTACATAAATGTCTCACCTATCTCACCTTCGAAAAGCAGAAAACGGAAATTGAACAAAGAGAAATACAACGAATAAATAAACAACGATGACATGGATACTACACCCTTGTAAAAGCACTGAAGGATCACTTTGATGCTGATGACTTAGTTAACACCGTAACCAATGGAGATATCTTTGATGTGGATATTGCCAAGCAAACCATCTCTTCCATTGGTCCACACCATGGTAACCACAGGCACAATTTGAGGCAAACATCCAACGGTTCACCTTGACTATCTTCTGCATGGACATTGTGGACAAGGTAAAAGAGGAGGATGACACGAAATGGGAGACCAAAGATAACACCAATGATGCACTCAACAGCACTTTACAGATACTCAACCGAGCGTATCAAATGCTACTGCATGGTGCACTGCATGACCTTAACTATCATGTGGAGAATACCCCGAGCTGTGAGCCTTTCAGTGAGAGATTTGAGAATGACTTGGTAGGATGGGCTATGACCTTGGATATCATTTGTCCTAATGACATGACCATCTGCTAATGGACCAACAGGAGACATACAAAGAGCTCAAGAAATTCAGGGACCATGTAGTCAAGCAGGCAAGAGCTAACCTAACCCGTAGTGGTAAGAATGCAAGCGGTAAGCTATACAAGTCCATTGATGCTGAGGTCAAGGCAATGCCTAACAGCATCGGTATCTATTTTGACATGGAGAGCTATGCAGCCTTCCAGGATAAAGGGGTTAATGGTGTATGGAGGGGCTCTGGTTCACCGTACAGCTTCAAGAGTAAGATGCCACCACCTTCTAAGTTAGACAAGTGGATAGTGCTCAAGGGATTGGCACCCAAGGACAAGCAGGGTAAGTTCATACCACGGAAGAGCCTGCAGTTCCTGATTGCTCGAAGCATATACAGGAGGGGTATTAAACCGAGTTTGTTTTTCACTAAGGCATTGGAGGGGCATACAAAAGCTCCCTGATGAGTTAATAAAGTAAGTATGGGTTAGATGCTGAGAAGCTAACTACCCAAGCATTGGACCAAATAATAAATAGAGTAAATGCCAATAAACGCACGTAGCCCCCATGTGGTGCAGGTCAATGACCTAACCCAAACAGGCAGTAAGATTGAGATTGATTTGTGGTACTACACAGGTACACAGCCAACCACCCCAACGTATACCTTGATGAGCAAGGGTATACCTGCAAGCAACAACACCGATACGGCCTACAACATTAGCCCCTATATCAAGGGAATTCCTGTCTGCACAAGTACACAGGTAACAATTACAGCACTAACCAATTCGTGACGGATGAGTATGAGTACGTCAACATCCAGTACCCGGACTTACAACTTCATTGGTGTCCGCCTATGTTTTGGATAGCCACGGTGACTGATACCTGCTTTGATGGGTATGGATACTATGAGGAAGGGGTGAACATCGACAGGGGTAACATCCTGCTGGGCAATGGTACCTCACATTACTATTGGCATGACAGCACCAACACCCCAAGCAGTAACCCTGCCCACCGTGCAGGTGTAGTGACTGTCAAGGCAAAGAGGAATTGGTACTATACTCACACACCGATTGGTGGTGGTACACCTGTCACATATACACATTCACAGCCAATGGGGTGTATGACATCAAGCGAGTGCATCAAGGCAACTACGCAACAGGTAACACCTTCACAGATATTTGACAACCTCAATGTGCTACAATGGGTAGGGTATTTCTATCCTAAGACTGAGTGCAGGTACACACCTATGACCATTGATTTTGTAAACAAGTTTGGTGGATGGCAGCGAGAGTTTTTCTTCAAGGCATCACAGGAGGTGCTTGAGGTGAACAGCACAGCGTACAACCTCATGCCATCACAGGTGATACCCACATTGATTAGTGAAGGGCAGAGACGTCATGAATAACAACGGTACACGCAAGTACACCATGAATACAGGA